TAATTTTAAAGAAAAAGATGTGTTTTATAGTGGAAAATATATGATAACAGATATTACACATGATTTAGTTTTTAAAGATGGTGTTACTAAAGATTCTGCTACCGCATCTTACACCATTAGAGTTCGCGCTATAAAAGATTCTAAAGGAGATGAATATGCCTAATACTCATTTAGGTGATCCTACATTTAGGTGGTGGTGGGGTTGTGTGGAAGATAGATTAGATCCTTTGCAAAAAGGTAGAGTTCGTGTTAGAATTCATGGTTATCATAGTCCTTTTCAAAAAGATATACCAACAGAAAATTTACCTTGGGCAGAAGTAGTACAACCTGTTACTATGGCTGCATCTCCTCAAGCAGCACCAGTAGGATTATTTGAAGGTGCGTGGGTTTTTGGATTTTTTAAAGATGGAAATGAATGTCAGCAACCAGTAGTATTGGGTTGGCTTCCTACTTTACCGGAACAAGAAAAAAGTAAAGATACTGCCGGTAATGATACTTTGCAACAAAAAGGAGACGCCGGAGAAACGTTTCAAAAAAATTATGGCGATGGGTTTAGAGATCCAAGAAAAGAATCAGATCTTAAAAAATTTCCATCAAAAGAAGTAGAAAGAGAATATCCTTTTGGTAAAGGATTAAAAACAGAAAAACGTGGAGTTCAATTAAAAGAAAAAACACCCAAAAAACAAACAGATAGACAGGGAAGAACAATAACAATAAATGATGAAAAAGTTCCAACAACAATAATTGAACTTAAAAAAACTGCAAGACCTGAAGGGTTATATGATGCTTCATATGTTGCAGACATAAAAGTTACAAAAGAAGAATATGAATGTGGCGTTATAAACATATCAAAAGCAAATAAAGGAACATTGAGCGGACTGGGTTCTGGAAAAAACGAATTTAAAAGCAGTATGTTTTCTTCAGAATTTAAAAATTGGAAACTTAAAAAAGAAGAACCGCTTGATGCAGCTGATAGAAAGATTTTAGGTGATTAATAGTGTCTAATTGCGATAATCCAAACATAATACAACCAGGCTCAGAACCGCCAGTTTCTGGAAAAAACAACAAAGGACGGGGTGGTAAAAAACCACTACCTTCCGGTGAAAATGATCAACAAGGCGGTGGTTCGGTTGTTACACCCAAAAAACCTAAAACGTTTTCAAACCCAATAACTCCCGGTTCTTCAGGAGACGTAACGGCATCTTCTGGTACAGGTGGAACTGGAGGAGGATCTGGTGCCGGTGGTGGAACTGGAGGAGGATCTGGTGAAGTATCAATAAATCGTGCTCAAGCATTTTCCGGTAAGGGATTTTCTGGGCGTGCAGAAAATCAATGGATACAACCAGAAACAGAGTATGGTCGTATAAAAGGAAAAGAAATAAAAGGAGAAGATGGTTGTAAAGGACAAGAAAAGAAAAGTAAAGAATTTAAACCAAGATCTTTATATCCTTTTAATAAAGTAAATCAAACCGAATCTGGACATGTGTTTGAAATTGATGATACTCCGGGCAGTGAAAGAATAACATTTTTTCACCGTTCTGGTTCTAATTTTGAATATCATCCAAATGGTGATGTTTTAAAACAAGACGTAAGAGATAGTTATTTTCATGTTTTTAGAGATCAGTATGTTCATTTGGGGGGTTATTCTTCTGTAACCGTAGATAAAGGTTTAAAAATACTAATAAATTCGGATGAAGATGAAAATACAAAAGAAGAAAATGTCAATTTTGATATTCATATAGAGGGTAATGCCAATGTTAACATTTATGTTAAAAAAGGACATATGAATGTTTCTTTGGTTGAAGGTGATATGAATATGAGATTAGAAAAAGGAGATATAAATCTTCGTCAAGATGAAGGTCATTTCAACCATACAGTTGCTGGAGATTACAATTTAGAAGTTGGTGGTCATATGCATGTTGTTGTTGGTGGGGATGTAGTAAATGAAATTGGTGGTAATAGAGATGAACGGATTGATGGTAATTTTGATCAAAAATATTTAACAAAACAAACAAGTTATCTTGGTGAATATTTAAAAGGTGAAAAAAGAACTTATGTTGGGAAAAATATGATAACCGAGGTATCCGAAAAAGTAAGTGAAACCGGAAAAGAAAAAGAAGAAAAATACGACGATAAAAGACAACAAATTAGAAATTACGCTATTAAATCGGAAGAGTCTTTATTGTTAGAAACAAATGTGTTTGTAACAAACACTAAACAAACTAAACTGCGATCTACTTCTAATTTTGACATTTTTGCCTGCTTGGAGGGTGGTAGTAAATTTAACATTTATTCGGAAACCCCCATAGAAATACAAACTCAAAAGGTTATTAAAATTTGTTCTGTTACAGATGTTGTTGAATTACTGTCACCAAAAAGCGTCGATGTTAAATCTGAGAAAATTAAGTATAAGGATAAAGAAAACGGTGAGGCATTTAAAAAGTTGTTAAAACCTGATATTTCGTTGAGCAAACTAAACTTACCGGATGTAGATAAAACTAAAAATCATATGGAAAATAACAAAAAAGAATGGATACCGACTAATTCTAAAAAATAAATAATAATGCATTTTCAAAAAGGGTATGTTTATGTTTAATTTGTTAAAATCTATACCGGCCGATGCTTGGTTTGCAATTGGCACATCAGTCATTTCTTTTTTAATGGGGATTATTTTTACAATTATTCGTTGGACTAAAAAGAAAACTTCAAATCATTCTCTTTTTTGTAAAAAAACTGGTAAAGATTTTACAAATATACACAGTCAAATTAATGAAATATTGACAGAAATACGAGTAGAATTGGATTGCGCGCGTGTTTTTATTTCACAATTCCATAATGGTGGAGATTTTTTTAGTGGCGAAAGCATTTTAAAATTTTCAATAACCCATGAATCCTGTTTACTGGGTATGGAGCAAACTATAGATAAACAACAAAATGTTCTTTTGACAAGTTTTACTGATAAATTAAAAATATTACAAGAACCAATTCCAGAAATAATTTTTACAAATAATCTTCCCGATAGTCATTTTAAAGGATTTATGGAATCTAGAAACACCATTGCTTTTGTTTTAATTCCATTAATTCAAGTAGGCAGACCTTCTCCCTTTGGTTATGTTTGTTGTGAGTGGTGCAGTTGGAAACATGCAGAACAAATAAATTATACAAAAGCAAACGACACACTTTCAAAGAATATAAGAATAATTAAAACTCTTCTTACAACAAAATGAATAAATTAAGAATAACAGATTTAAGCAATGATTTTACAATCAATCCCATGACAGGTGATCTTGCTGTTAAAAAAGACATAGATGCTATTAAACAATCTATGAAAAATTTACTATTGTTAGAAAAGTTTGATAAACCATTTAAACCCGATATTGATGCCGGTATAAAAGAATTTCTTTTTGAATCTTTTCCGCAAGCAATTTTAAGAGATTTAATTGATGAAAGAGTAAGATACATAATTTCTAGATATGAACCAAGAGTTGAATTGGAAAAAGTGGAAAGTGTTTTAAACGAAAACTTATTAACTATTAATGTTGAATTTAAACTAGTAAACAATAACAATCTAGGCAGTCAAACTTTGCAAATACTGCTTGAAAGGGTAAGATGAATCCTGATTTTTCCAAATTAGACTACGAAGACATAAAGCAGAATTTTATTTCTTTTCTTAGACAACAAGATAAATTTAACGGCTATAACTTTGAAGGTTCTGCTTTAAATATTTTATTAGATATCTTGGCTTATAACACACATTATCAAGCACTTTATAACAACATAACATTTAATGAAGCATTTTTAGATAGTGCTCAAAAAAGATCTTCTGTTGTTTCTATAGCAAAAAATCTTGGTTACACGCCTAGTTCTACCAAATCTGCTTCTTGCATGATTGAAGTAGAAAGGGGAGTAACAGAAACCGGTGGAATAGATGGGGGTACTTTAATTTTAAACGCTTTTACTGAATTTAAAGCAAGTAAAGATGAAGTCTCTTTTTCCTTTTATAATTTGGAAGACGCCACATTTAGTGTATCTGAAATAGATCAAGAAACCGGTTTACCTGTAAATTATACAACAGGACCAATAAAAATCAGAGAAGGAATACTAAGAGAAGTTAATTACGTTATCGATGGTGCTTTTCCCACAAAAAAGATAATCCTTAGAAGTGATAATATTGATACAGAAACAATAAAGGTATCTGTACAACGAAGTTCAAGTGATACTTCTGGTTCTTTAGAACCTTGGAGTGAGGTTAAAAATATTACTACAATTAATGGAGATACTAGAGCATATTATTTGGAAGAAGGACCAGATGGCTACTATCGAATTTATTTTGGTGATGGTATTTTGGGAAGAAGATTAAATGATGGAAATTTAGTTAAAATTACTTATTTGGAGTGCTCTGGTAGTTCTGCAAACGGAATAGGTACAAACGATGCGGAATTAAATAGAACTTTTAGATCAGTAAATACTAGCATAGACACACAAACAATTAAAGTTGTTTTACCAGCTTTTGGTGGTTATGAAAAAGAAACAATTCAATCAATAAAATACAAAGCACCTAAGAATTTTACTTCTCAAGAAAGAGCCGTTACTGTAGACGACTATTCAATAGTATTGCAAAAAGACTTTCCTTTTATTAAATCTATTAAATGTTGGGGTGGAGAAGAAAACAATCCTCCGTTTTATGGTAAAGTGTTTATTGCTATAAAACCAGAAAATAGAGAAGCATTAACGTCTGCTGAAAAAAATACTATAATTAAAAGTCTTTCTAGAAATAGATCCGTTGTTGGTGTAGTACCAGAAATTGTAGATCCCAATTTATTGTATTTAATTGTAAATGTCGATGCTAAAATTGATATTATCAAAAACAAGGGCACAACACAACAACTTAAATCTAAAATACAAAAAAGTATAGAAGATTATGTTTTAGAAAACTTAGATGTATTTGATGCAGATTTAATATCAAATGAATTGGAAAATATGATATTAAATAGTGATTCTTCCATTTTAAGTGTAAACATTGTACCTCAATTACAATTTAAATTACAAATTACTTATGGATCTGCAAAAGATTACAAA